CAACGGCAGGGGCCGTATCAACTTTATTCCCTGCATTAATCACCATCATGCCTTTTTTAACAGCAATTACTGGAATGACATCGCCAGCGGCAAGTGCGCTACCTTTGTCAGACAGTGCTGTTGCAAAGTCAAATGTGGTTTGAACCATGTAAGGGTTACGACCGCGTTGCGAGTTGCCCCGTGCCGCTTGGAGTGTATTATCACCTAGTGCCATAATTCAATCTCCTCTACAGCAAGCAGTATTTGGCGTTAACAAGACCTTCAGGACGAAGAATCTTGCGACCATACAAATGCATACCACGGACAATATCAGCGAAGCTGTCCGGGTCGCGGTAAGTCTCAGTCTTGTTGATTTGGTCAGCAGTAGCAACGGCTGAAGAATGACCAGCAACAATCATGCCAAAGTTATTAGCATTAGTTCCACCTGTAGTAGATGGACCTGTACCAATAGAAGGCAGGTTGTTAGATACATGGACTTTAAAGCCATGCAGGTTATTCAAAATCAAACCATTCTGTAGACCAGAACCACCAAAGTCTGAATCAAACAAACGTGAGTCTTCATCTTTCAGTAGTTCAACAAACACTGGGTCGATTACCAACCAACGTCCTTGTGACTCTACGTTTTGCAAGTCAAGTTGACGAGCCATACGTGCAATCACAGTCAGTGGGTTAGCTACGCCAGCAGTTGTTGGTACAGCTTCAGATGCGCGAGGCTTCAGGCCCACACAGTTAGCAGCGTTACCAGCATTAAAGTCAGCGGCTGTCAACTTCATTGAAGTAAGAAGTTCATCTGTGCCAGCAGTGGCAACAGACTTAGTTCCGTTAACAATGTTATTAACTACATTAGCGTTACCGTTAATTGCAGCTTGTTTGAAACCAGTCAAGTAACCAAGTACGTCTTGGTCAAACTGGTCAGCTAGGCGGTATGCAGCACGGTTGCTTGAGAGAGACTCAAAGTTAACGTGCGAATGTGCTTCCTCAATGTCGTCAACTTTAAAAGCAAAGTAGTTAGCTTTGTCAACGGTGAGGGTGAAATCCTCATCATCAAGGTCTTGCGGGGTAATAGTTGTACCACGCTCGTATGCTTTGACAGTAATCTCAGGTTCTTTAATGATTTTAACTGAATCACCAAAGTTTGCGATTTCTCCAAAGTAGTCATTATTCGTAATTGCGTCACAAACAGCGGCCTTGCGGAATGCAAGCTGCACCTGTTTGGAGTAAATTACCGGGCTAAAATTGCCGTTAGGCAAGTTGTTATAACCCGGCGCTCTTGGAAAAGCCATAATCCATCTCCTATTGTTTTGGATTTTTACAGATGCAAACAATACAATTCTTGGCAGAGGCTGTCTAACGTAGGGTGTACCTTGTATAAAAGTTGCAACTAGTATACTTAGTAGGCCATGTTAATCAGGTAATCTTAAAGATTTTTGTAGTTTGCGGATTGGTATAGTAAGCAAGTAGCTAACCTGCTTACCTTACACATGACTATAGTTATACTTATAAATAACTATTTGTCAACTCTTTTTTATCTAGCAGAACCAGATAAATCGTAGATGAACTTACCACTACGAATAGCGTCCATAATTTCATCTGCATGTTTTTCATACTCTTGTGCAGACATCTTGTCTACTTGAGATTCACGTAAGTATGTAGAGGATTCATCTTCCTGTGGTTTATTACGTGTGTTCTTAGCCGTTACAGACTTGGCTGCATCTTTATTGGACTTAGACTTCTTAGTTTCAGCAATGCCCATGTCAGCTTTGTACAAATCAATTGCACGTGCAGCAGACCTAGCGTCATTGTCATTGTCATATAGTGCATCTTGTACCCACTTAGGCTGCTCTTCTGCCCAATTGTGGAAGTCATCACTATCTCTAATCTCATCAAAGTCAGGATGCATTTGCATCAATGCTGCTTCAGCTTTTTCTTTAGTAGCAGAAGTTTGCATTTCGTCAATTGCTTTCATGCGTTCTTCTAGTGCAGTAGATTGTTCCGCTGCTTTCTTCATAGCAATTGTTTCTACGATAGCTGCTACATCTGGATAGTCTGCTGCCCACTGTTCAATGTCCTCATCAGACTTGGGTAGCTTCATTTCTTTCTTGGTAGCTTTTTCTAGCTGGCTTTTCATTGCCGCTAGTTCAGCCTTAAACTCTTCAGCTTGCTTTTGCTGATGTCGGCGTAGGTCAGAGTAACGCTTCTTAAATGTTTTTTCTTCTGCGCTAGTAGGTTCAGCTTCTTCTGCCTCTACTTCTTCTGCTTCACCTGCATGTTCTTTCTTGAGTTGTTCTAGTTCTTCTTCATCACGCTTAGTACGTTCTTCTTGAGTGTATGGTTTATTTACAAATGCCACTTTAGGCGTAGTCTTCATGTCTTCTGCTAATAGTGTATCGTTCATTATCTATTCCTTTGTTGGGGCCGCTGTAGCCACACTGTCGGGTGTGGGGAGTGAGTAGCCAACTGATTGTAAGATTTAAGCCTCTTACGCAGCTTCTTGACGTACTTCCCTATATCTACCGTGTACTGTGTAGATATTGTTTTCGGTATGTACATCAAAACTTTCACCGTCAATAACAATGGATACTGTTGGTGTCATGCGTTCTACATATTCAAGAGATGTTACAGGAATACCGTTAATGCTATTACCTACCACCAAATCTTCTGGACGTGTCCATGTACCGTTTGCTAGTACAGGGTGGTCATTACTAATCTTGAGTTCATTATTGATTGCATAATAACCACTACGCATATGCTTGTGTAGAACTTCTTTGACCTTGTAGTTATCAATCATGTCACCAACTTTGATGTTAGTTACAAAGTCAATTACACCGTTAAGGTTAACCTTCATGTCTTCAGTTAGACAATCTGTGCCTGTACCAACTCCTGTGCTTGCTCCCGATGATTCGTCCATACCTGTAGCACTTTCACCTGAACCACCCGGACCAGTATCGCCACTAGCTTGGTTAGCTTCGTCAGCAGCAGTTGCAGCAGCTTCAGTTGAATAACCGCCAGTACCCGGACCAAATTCAGCAGCATCAGGAACGCCAGATTTTCTAGCACGGTCAAGTGCAAGGTCTAAACTACTTAAAGAGGTTGCTTTAGCACGTGCTTGTGCAGCTTTAGATTGAAAGGCATTTATTTGGTCTAAAGCAGATTGTTTCATAACATTGCCTTTTAGTTTACCTGTCGTAATATCACGAGTTCTTACTGGGTTTCTATCTTTATCCATAACAAAACCTGTTGAAGCTATTTCTCTTGCATCTTGACCATACGCATCAGCTAAAGCATTATATCCAGCCACTGCTCTGCTAACTGTGTCTATATTAGATATATCACTAGCACTATATCCTATATCAGTCAAAGCACTAATTTGACCCTGCTTAACTGCCTCTTGATTTTGTGCCATTACCGCATCTACTGCTCTACCAACATCTTGTCCTTTTTTAGATGCTTCCATAGCAGCCGATATAGCAAGTCCATATGCGGTTGCTTGTTCATTAGTAGAAATTTGACCCGGATTACTAAAGCCCATTGCACTAAGAGCCATACCTTTTGCAGTTTGACCTGCAATTGCATCTTGATTAGGAGTAGACATATTATCTAAAATACCAAGTTGATTACCTAATGCTATACCAGCGGCGGCTGTTGGACTAAGAGAACCAAACTGTGCCATTCCCATATCAAAAGTCGCACTTCTCATTGCTGGATTGCTAAAGCCAAACTCGCGATTTGAACCAAATGTACCCACAGAAGAATCTCTTGTGCCGAACATACCGCGAGATGAATCCAGCATAGCGGATTCTATATCACTAGCACCTGTAACTGTTGAACTTCCTACACCTACAGTTCCTCCATCGCCGCCGCCGCCATCTTGAGTTTGCCCAACCGTAGTAACAGGTCCAGTAGTCGCGTCTATTACTTGTGTAGTATCTTCAGCTTCAAATCTATAACCTTCTGGAATAGGATAAATGGGTTGTCCATTCTTAAATGGTATTTGTCTTACTTGTCCTGCGTCATTTACATATCGTCTTAACTCATCATACTCACCCGGTTTAGTTCCTACTGTTTGCCCAAATGTAGGTAAGTTAGTTGTTTGAGCTGCTGTTGTATATTGTGTATTTTGAAGTTGTGGCCCAGTAAAACCGGGAATAGCAGGTGCTACATATGGGGTAAATCCTGTGGTGGGGCCAGCATTAGCTGTGTTAACAACACCAGTGCCTTGCATTGGAACTACCCCACCTAAGTTAAAATTTAAATCACTCTGGTCCTCTTCCATTTCAAGGTCATCGAGTGTAAAAGGAAGATTATCTGGCATAATAGCTTCTTCACTATTACCCATTTGACCCATGTCTTCCATACGCTGTAAGCCCATCTTAGCTTCTTGGCGCATCTCCATAAGTTTCTCTAGTCCAAAGTAACGCACTACGTCTGCAGGAAAAACAAATTCACCCTCACTTAGCTGGGCAGGAATGTCATCACGAACTTCTTCTTGAGTAGAACCGGGTGGTACATCATTACCAGATACAGGGTCTACTGTACCGCCCTCATCCATAAGACCGCCTTCTTCAAACATATCCATTTGTTTTGCCATGCTCTTCATAGTATTATCCTTCAGCGTTAGCTACGTCC